CACCGGGATCGCTTCCTTGCGAGCCTCGGCGTACAGGTAGCGCGTCGAGTTGTACTCCTCTTGCAGGTGCATCAAGAGCTCGACGTCGGACAGCGGGCGCCACCGGCCCTCGACCGGGTTGAACCCCAGGCAGAACATCGTGTGCCAGCGCTTCGACAGTGCCGATGGCGTCATCGGCGGGCGAACGAAGGCGTGCGCCCCCTCGCAGACCGTGTACACGCGCCCGTCGCGCAGGGACCAGACCTCCCAGACGGCACGGTAGCTCTCACCCCGCTTGGTGCCGCCTGACAGGGCGCCGCCCTCGTGATCGGGGCCGCTGATCTCGGTCGAGGGATACTCCTTCGATCCCACCCAGGGCTTCTGCCCGAAGCGCGCCTCGTACTCGGCATCCGTGTACCAGACACGCATCGCGAGGTCCGCGTGCTCGTAGTCATCGAAGTCGGCGACGTTGTCGTCGAGGATGCGCACGTCCTCGGTGCGGCACCTGTCGATGACGAACCCCTTGAAGATCGTGAGCTCGTTGGCCTCGATGATGCCCTGCCGCTGCTGCTTGAGCTGCTCGACGAGGCGTTCCTGCTCCTCTCGATCGGTCGATCTCTTCAGGGTCTGCATCGTCGCCTCGGCGCGCGACACGTTGTCCTGAATGTCGTTGACTCGACGCACCGCCAGCGGGTCGCCGCGATACGACTCCTGCCAGCTCATCTTCAACCAGCCGACACCGGTCGTCATGGTCGAGCGAATGTCGGCCTTCATCCGCTTCTTGAGCTTGGTCTCCTCGACAAAGCAGCGGTTGAGCATGGCCTGCGCGGTCTCGGCAAAGCCCTTGACCTGCTCGTACTCACCGTCGCCGACTGTCTCGGTGGGCGTGACTGCGATCTCGGGGTTGCGCGCGTAGACGTGCGGCAGCATGGTCGCCTGCGTGGCGTAGATCATGTTGGTCCGCACGGACGCGATCTGGTTGTCTGCGACCAGGGGCTCTTTGTCGTTCTCCTGGCTGGCCGCCTGGATGCCTGCCGCCAGCTTGCGCAGCCGAGGCAGGATCTGCGTGTCGAACTGCTTGCGAGCGTTGCCGGCGCGGTCGATGCGCTTCAGCAGGTCGCGGACGAAGGCCTTCTCGGCCCGGGGAACACCATCAAGTGGTTCGTACGGTGACGAATCCTGTGCTTGTGCTGGAGCTTTCTTGGCCATTGGGTCCCTACCAGCAGACGAGGGTCACCCGATCGCCTGCGCTCTGTGCTCGTCTTGGGGGATGATGACTGCTTTGCCGTCCCGCACGTTGCGGTTCCAGCCGACCATCACGCCTTGGACGAATGCGATCTGCATGTCGTCCCGGTTGGCGTCGTCTCGACTCACCGGCGTGAGCGAGTGGTCCATCGTGTCCTGGTTGAGCGCACGCCGATCCTTGTACGAGAGCACGATCGCCTTGGGCTTGCTGCCGTACCGGCGAACGTAGTCCTGGATCAGGTTGCTCACCCCGTCGTAGGTCAGCGACGCCGAGATGGGCTCGAGCGTCGCTGCCTTGCGTAGCGTGTCTCCGTGGAGGATCACGCTGCGTTACGCCATCAACAGGCCTTGCGCGGTGCCCGAGGTGTACGCCGAGCAGCGCATGGTCATGTAGCGGGAGAGCGCCACCTCGACGTGGCAGGAGCCGCCACCCACGACCGTTTGAGCCGGGATCGCGATTTCACCCGAGAGCAGGCTGTCCTTGAAGCCGGCCGTCGCGGCGCCCGAGGTGTTGGTGTAGTAGAACTGGGTCGCATCGAACGAATCCGCACCCTCGATCACGACCGTGCCGACGAAGATCGCAGCGACACCAATGTCGCCCACGACAGCGACGGCCGAGTGGTTGGGCAGGAAGGGAGACCGGTCGCAGAGCGCAGCGACGACAGCCGTGCCGCCGAACGCGCCGTTACCGACCGAGCCGTCGAGGGTTGCGGTGGTGGCGCCGACCGAGCGGAGCGTCCACTCGCCGTTCATGGCCGTCAGCGTGGTGACGCCGGTGATCGCGATCCGCGAGCCGTTGCGCTGCCGGTGGCCAGCGGTGACAGTCGCGACGATCGGCGTCGCGTTGGTTCCACTGGTGATCAGAATGCCCCGTGCCGCGCTGGACACGGTTCCGAGGGACGTCATTTTCAACGACATGGTAGGTCTCCATTCGGGGAGATAGGCCCCCTGCCCGCAGGAAGATGGCGATCCTGCTGCGCCCGCGGATCTCGGTCACTGGTCCGCGACAGCGCTCCCTGTGCAGGAACTGTAAACCCCGTTTGCGGGAAGGCAGGGGGACCGCTACACGGGGAACATGTAGCGCTTGAGCTCGGGGTCCTGCGAGTCGACGGGGGCGAGGTAGATGCGCCACAAGCGCTGCCCGGCGTAGACGTCCTCGAGCTCGGGCGGGCAGACCATGCCGTACTCCTCGATGCGGGTCACGCGCGCCGGTGTCTTGGGCATCCGGCAGCCGTGCTCGCCCTGGATCTGGATGAGCTCGCCGACGGTCAGCCGGTTGGCCCACTTGTCGCTGCGGATCGTGCAGAACGGCAGACCACCTGGGTCGCGAGAGAAGCCCATGACTCGCATGTCATCGGCCCTCCAGCTGCGCGTAGGTCAGCGGTGTCGCCAGTCGGTCTCGTCCCAGGCCAGCTTGCCCAGGTTGCACGCCTCGCACAGGACCTGCAGGTTGTCCAGGCTCAGGGCAAGGTGCGGATGCCGGCTTCTCGGCTTGATGTGGTCGACGTGCAGCGGGGCGCTCCAGGTCGGCTGTGCGCCACAGCACTGGCATGTCCCGCGCGCCCTCAGGAGCGCCTTGTACCTGACGACCCGCCACGCAGTTGAGGAGTAGAAATTCCCGCTGGCAGCAGAGGTAGTGGTAGAAGTCTTGCTCGCTGAGTGTTCCGTACTCGAAATGCCCCACGTCCCTGAGCTCCGCGTGCGCAGCCGCCGGCCGAAGATGAACTCGGCAGCGTGTCTTCGCATGTCGCGCAGGAAGCTCAAGGGGGTCGAATCCCAGGCGGGAGGCTCGACCAAGTTTACGCTTGCGCAGATATCGCACCACAAGCATTTGCTCCTGCCGTGGGATCCCGGCGAACTGAGCGGATGTCATCGGCATGGCTAGTACCTCCAGGGCTCGCCACCCAGCTTGTGGCGCAGCAGTGCCTCGAGGTACGGATGCACCCAAGGGTTGTGGTCCCCGGGGCCGGCGCGACGGCCGAAGGCCTCGGTGATCGGCGAGGCGATCGTGGTTTCCGCAGCCGACAGCTTCAGGAACTCGAGCGCTTTCTCGATCGTGAACTCGAGCCCCTTGCGGGCGAGCCTCAGTGCCTGCTCGTAGGTCGGCGCACGCACGACGATCGAGTTGCCGGCGAACAGCGCCCCGTTGACGTACTGCAGCCCCCTGTAGCCCTTGATCGAGAACATCCAGAGCATGTACCGGTGCAGGTGCTTCTCGAGCACCACGCCGCGGTCCTTGAGCTCGCAGAGCTCGTCCATCGTGAGGTTCGGTCGCTTGAGTGCGAGCTCGGCCTCCTCGGCCTGCACGAGGTTCTGCGCCTCGACTGCTTCCGGGGTCAGTGGACGGACATCTTCAACCGCTCCAGCTGCTCCTTCTCCCTCGAGTCCATCATGTCCAGCCACGGCATCGTCCACGGTTTGGGTCCTTTCGGTTTGCGTTTCGGTTTGGGTAGCGACCGGGCTTTCGGCCGGCTCATGCAGGCGTAGCGGATCTCGTCGACTGCGTGGTCTTCCTGCTCGGTGTCAATGTCCTCGACCTTGAGGTCATCGTGCTGCACGGACTGGAAGATGCGGATGGCATGAGCGCAGTTGTCCATCAGGAACAGCGACGCGCTGCTCGGGACATCGGGATCCTCGCGCAGGCGTTGGCGCACTTGGTCCCAGCCTGCCTCGCGCCGCTTGTCGGCCTTGCGCATCATCAGCGACCGCTTGCCGACCTTGACGCGCATGGCGCGCTCCGCGAGCGAAGGACCACCGTCCTCGGCCCACATTTGCGTGTCGGCGACGACGTACTCGACCGGCTCCTCAGGGGGCGTGCGCTGCAGGACACCCTTCGCCCAGGCATCGACGTTCAGCTTCAGGCCGACGTTGTTCTGGTCGGGCTTCTGCCCGTACCACTCTCGGTAGCGCACGAGCGATCCTCGAGGCACCACGATCTCGTTGCCCAGCGTGCCCTCGGCCCGCCAGTCCTCGTCGGCGATCGCGTACCAGCCGACGCTGAACGGCTTGGCGCTGCCCCAGTCGACGCCCACGAACCGCTTGCTGAACACGTCCTTGGGCAGTGCCCTGGACTTCAGCACGTGGTGCTCGAGGCTGAACTCCGGGAAGAAACCGCCGGCAAGGATGTTCCAGTCGCCCACCTCCATGGCCCGCACCAGTGCCGGGTCACCCAGGCCTCGCATGCGCTGCACGTAGGTCGGGTCCGCCTCGATGCCGCGCGGGTTGTCGGTGAGCCGGGCCGGGATGTACTGCCGCCACATGCCGCCCTCGCTGTCGGGGGCGCGCCAGCAGCGCGTCGCCTGGGGCACTTCGATGAAGGTGCGCTTCACCCAGTGGTGGCCGACGTTCCCAGGGTTGGACCCGCAGAGGATGCGAGGGAACAGATCGTGCGGGACGGTCTCGCCGAACTCGTTCACGTAGCCCTTGCGGAACTGCTCGGGCAGGTTGATCCCGACCATGCGCACGCGGAACCGCAGGTAGCGGTAGATCGACTCGGTGAAGGTCGTGAGCTCGTCGATCATCAGCACGTGGATCTCCGAGCCGTGGTACTTGTATTTGTGCTCCTCGTCCTTGCAGTGGCAGAGGAAGATGCGCGAGCCGTTGGTGAAGCGGATCTCGCCCTGCAGCACCTTGGCGTAGGGCTTGTCGGCGAGCAGGTTGCGAAAGCCTGTCGGGCCCTCGACGTGATTCTTGACGAGGTCATCCTCGACGCGCCGGAAGATGTAGACCTGCAGCCCGGGGATCAGGCAGCACCACGAGATCGCGGCCTGCCGCATCAGGTGCGACTTGCCTCCGAACGCAGCCCCGCCGTAGAGGATCTCGGTGGCGAACGAGTTGTACGCGTACTCCTGCTTGGGCTGCAGGTGCGTATTCCACTTGAGCACGCCATCGAAGGGCATCGGTCAGTCCTTGGTCGGGGTGATATCGATGGGCGGCTCCTGCGGGATGCGCTCGCCCATGACGTAGACGTTGACCATCGTCGGGGTCGGTGCGATCCCAGCCGCTCCTGGCGTGCCGTCCTCCTTGTCGGCCGCGGGGCGCATGCGATCGAGCACGGCGTCGGCCGTCGACTTCTTGCTTTCGAACTCGATCTCGGAGATGACACCGGCGTCGAACTTGATCTTGCGGATGCAGCTGGCCTGTTCGAACGTCAGCCGCTTGATCCCCACAAAGCGACCCTGGTCGTCGAACATCTCCCGCCGATCGAGATCGAGAATGTCCTGGTACGTGCGCAGTGCCTTCTCGTACAGGTTCGGGAAGCCGGCGTGCAGCTCGGCCAGCATCTGCTCGAGGTGCGGGCGCACGTGCGGACGATGCAGGATCCGGTACGCCCAGGCGCCCGGGTTGCTCTCGTCTCGGCCGCCCTCCTTGCCCTTGATGCCGCAGCGGCGGGCCGCCTCGGACGCGTTGAAGTTGGTCTCGATGTAGTGCTCGAGGAACAGTCGCTCGCGATCGGTGAGCGGCTTGACCGGCAGCGACTTGCTGCGGTCAGTGGCCTCGGGCAGGCGTGCTGCCATGGCTGGGCTCCTCGTCGGTGGCGAACTGGAACTGCTTCATCGAGAGCTCGTGCCCCTGCTTCGACAGGTGGTAGAGCTCGACCGGTCGGCCGATCTGATGCATGCGCAGCCACTCCCCGTCGTCGACATAGATCACGATCGACTGGATGGACTTGGCCTTCTCGAGCAGCTGGGTCAGCGTGTCCCGGATCATCTGCTGAATCGCCTCGGTGGTCTCGAGCTCGTTCCCGAGGGTCGTCAGCTGCACGGTTCCTGGTTTGTCTGGCATGGTCACCTCGTCAGTGGTCGCGCTTCTTCAGGCGCAGGTAGCCCATCTTGGGCCGTGGCTTTGGCGGACGGCCTATGTGCCACCGGCCGCAGATCTCGCAGCAGTACGGGCGCACGGCTCCATCACGCGAACGCCTGATGGACGCCAGGGCCTGCCCCGGGCTCTGGAACGCAGCCTTGCCCATGCACATGGTCGCGGCCAGCTGCTCGCGTCGATCGCGCTCGACGGCTTCCTCGAGGCGGGAGATCACGCCTTGCCAGTCGACCGTCATGCCACGAGCTCCAGCTGGCGCAGCGGCTCGCTGCCCTCGAGGAACGAGTCCGAGCGGCGACGCTCGAGGGATGCGTAGCGCGCGATCAGCACAGCCTCGGCCCGCCCGTGGTCCTTCTTGCGAGCGAACAGCGTGCTGCCCGGGTAGAACTTCCGCACGACCGCAAGAGCCTTGTCCTTGTCCGCGTCGAGCCCGAAGGCCTTCTTCCACGTCCTCGACGGGACTCGGCGGATCGCCAGCCCCAGGCACTCGCAGACGCCGCGGATCGCGCCGCGGCTGTCTCCCAGGCTGAAGGCGCCCAGCGTGCCGTGGCCGGCGTTGCTGGCGCCGATGCGCGGCATGGGGTGAACGTCCTCGATCCAGACCTCGTCGATATCGCGCACGATCAGCCGCAGGTACGTCGCGAGCCCGCTCGCATCGATCTCGTTCGACGTGCGGTTGCGCTTGCCGGCGTCGCGCACCGGCATGTCGATCACCCACTGCAGCGAGCCGCTTGGCGTGACTGCAGCCACTGCGCCGGTGACGCCAGGGTCAATCCCTACGAGCAGGCCCATGGTCAGCGCTTCCCCTTGGCGGCAGGCTTTTTCTTTTTCTCGGCATCGATCTGCCCCCTGAGCTCGTGCAGCAAGACCGCTAGGGTGTAGGACACCTGCGACTCGAGCGTGCGCCCAGTGGCCTTCGCAAGCCGTTGGAACCACCTCACGACCGGTTTTGGGATGGGCACCACCACGTCAACGTACTCGATCATCGCCGGCGCCCTCTTCGTTCCTGCCTTCTTCTTCGCCACA